CAAGCGGAGCAGTGACGGGAACTCCTGATGGCATTCCACTACGCTTTCGGACTAATGTGTTTAAGACAAGAATATCAGTATGAATGAAAGATAATGCAAGTGCAATGCGAGCTTTCTTATTTTCTTCAGAATCGTTATACCATTCGTTTATTGCTTCAATACATTTGAGTAAGACATCAGCCATTAATTTTCCGTCCCAATTCGAGTAGTCTCCTGCGATTAATGCAGTTTCTCCAAACCGGGTTAGGCGATTGAATAAATGAGTCCAGTCCATGGATGTTGGGTTGATACCTACACTTACTGGTTTTTCAACACACTGTTGTTGCATAGCTCCCATGAAGACACCAAAATATCGACGAGTCAATAATGATATTTCAAGGGGTAAGCATTCAAAAGTCCGGACTTTTCCATTCTTTATTTTCTTCTCACTAACAAGTTCATCTTTCATATTTTCATAGGCAAAGTATGCTGGAACAATTCCTTGACGGATTTTTGTTTCTACAGTCTTATATCGATCCCAGAAATAATCTGAAAGAAGTTTACCTTGAAATTTGGGGCCATTGGGGTCGTCATTTAAAACATAATTGGCTTGTTGACCAGGTTCGCTTAAGTTTTTAATTAAAGCAGATTTCCCTGGTGCACCGCGAGTGAGTTTTACATATGGAAATCCAACACTGGTTCTTACATCTATAGGAGCGATAAAGTTTGTGATACCATTCAAAGTTTCATCAAAATTTAGTAGTCGCTTAGATATGCCAGTTGGAACTATCGTACTCAATACAGTTAAGATCGTAGTATAAGCCAAGGTAAAGGGACGAGATGGAAAAGTGTGAGGTGCATTTGCATATTTATTAAGGGATAAAGACATTGGTTTGATCCCTGCCTCACGCACTACTTCATCAACGCGATTGTCATTTAGTGAGAATGTGGGTTGAGCTCTCTTCGATGGGAAAAATTTTTCTCCAGCATTCGTTACAGTTTTAGTAATTTCTGAGAACTCAAATTTTGAACTACCAGCGGGCACTGATGCATATGCATTTGGAACAAGCCCCCATGCCGGAAGTTCTGGGTCATTTTGTATTTTCTTATGTGCTTCCACTTCAATTTTATCTTCCGATAGAATGAAAGGAGCCATATGTTCCATGGATTCTTTTTCAAATCCGGATCCTTCTTTGAGATCAGATAGCGCCATATACATCTCTTTAGTTATTAGTTGTGCTAAACCTTTCCCATCTTGTCCTGCCACATGAATTCCCGAAAGAATTCCTGCAGTGGAATTGCAGCCTAGAAGGATTGCTGCGCCACAATCGCCTTTTGCGGTCATTACATTATAAGTCATACCCCGGGCGATGTATCTTTTAAAGGGTGTCTTATTTTCGTCAATGTCATTAATATAATTAACTTCAAAATCAAGATTAGCATATCCTGCATCACTCTGGAAGCCACGTTGGAAATGAATAGGAGCTGAGGATGCTAATTTATTTATGTCTTTTTCACGTAGGAGAACATGAGTGATATCTCTAAATTGATTAAATAAAGTTGGTAGTCGTAATATGGCATAATCGCTCTTGGTCTCAGTCATATTTCCTGGAGTTCGAATCATGGAAGCTTGATATCGGAAGTAAGTCGAGACATTACCAATTTGAACTCGAACTTGTTCATCTTCTCCAAATGTATTAATAAAATGGTGTGGAATCAAAACATCACGATCTCTCATTCCTATCCCTCTTATTGCAATTATATCAGGAAAGTTCATTTTATGGAAGGTTACAGAATTGCGAATGACAGCCGATCTTTGCACAGAAAAATTTTCATCAATTCCTTCTGGTAATAAATTACTCACTATCGATTTCGATGATAATGTCTTAATTCCGTTTTGTTCAAAAGCAGATTGTACTTTCATTGCCATAGCTTTCACATTCTTTACAGATCCATCATAGACAATACCTTCAGGTGACCATCTTATATTCGGAATTGGACGACCAGTTCCATCATAGGCCAAGGATTCGTAAGCCATTCTAGTCTCTTTTTGGACGGTGTCTGCCACATTCGATACCGCTGCTAATAATTGTCCCTGATATTGTTCTGGTGCTGAGTCAATAAATTGTTGGAGTGATTGAGCGTCATAATCCAAGTTTGGAATCATCACTTTCGATTTTTTGCAATAATTATTAATAGCTCTGAAGAATCTAATACCAGCAAAAATACTTAAGGTGATTGCTATAGCTTCAGTGATTAAAAGAAGATAACCCATCCACGGAGGAGGACCGTTATCGCTTCTATCAAACCAACCTTCAGGCTCAAAAGCATTCTGTTGCAATCGAGCACTATGCATCTGTGAATATAATTTGCGGGAATGGACAAAAGAAGTAACAGGTCCATTTAGATCATAATCATGGTCAGGCTCTTGCTGTATGTTATTCATAAATTCATACTCAGCTGCCATACAGATACTAGATTGATTGACCATTGCGGTACGAAAGGCTCTTTCTTGAAGTCGGAAAGCTTCCCATGCTTGTGTTTCATCATTTTCACAAGGGTTATAACAACGATCAAATAATGATCTCTGAGGTAGCATAATTCCAGCATCTAGGGCTTCACAAAATGTTTCGAAATGATCTTCAGTGAGATGATTGAATGTAAAATCGGCAACAGTTAAATCTAAACTATTTGAGAAGTCGCGTGTAGCATTGCAATAAGCCCAAGGATAATGTTTTTCATCATAAATTCGGACTGGTGAACAACAAATAGATGAATGATTATAATATTTATGTTCATGAGTTTGTGAAATGAAAGGTTCAACTTTATAATAAGGTAATAAAAGACGGTTTTCATAATAATCTACCACGATCTCTGGCTGATAAGTCTCAATAGTATATTCGGGTGCTTCAGCACGAAAGTTCCAGTCGTCAACTCCTTCAGCGGTAAATCCTGCTGCTTCATATGTAGGAATGAGTACCACTTTAGGTTCTGTGAGTTTTAGATTATCAACCTCATCAAAACCGCGCTCTTCCTGTAGTCGAATAGTAGAAGCACTTTTAACTTGGGATTCAAGCTTTTTCAAGATATCAGCACTACGTTTCTCTGTAGCTAGAAGATCCATAATGCTTTGGTCAAGCGTCGGATCAAAAGCCCTTTCCTTATTTATATAGAAAGGAGGAAATTCTTGAGGTTTGGCAAGATCATCCGGCTTAAAATTTGCTTCTAAAACAACCGGTGCTTTAGCGCTATCTATTGAATTCTTTAAAGCTTCGCTAAAAAGTTTTGGACCAGCGAAATCCTCTCTTTTAACTCTGTTCGTAAAAAAGTTAGTAGGAACATCTTTATGGAGAATCAATTTTTCTTGTTCATCCAAATGAGCTTTAAAGCAATCGCCAGCTAGCCAAAGCATCTCACTATAGGTCATCCAATTTCCCATATTTTGCTGTGTGAAAGGATTACGGCGCATAAAACGACAATGATCATCAATAGGATCTGTGATGGGATCATTAGGATTTTTCCGTGCCACAATTAAAACTAAATGACGACGTCGGAGACAAGCATCTGAGTTATTGATTTCTGTAGCAGTTGGTTTTTCACAGTTAGATGAAATTATCACAAGTCGAACAGAATCAGCTGTCATACCTTTAGATGATAAATCAGCTTTCGGAACCGTCATAGAAATACACGAAATTAAATTCATAAAACGAGTGTACTCGGATTCTCCTGGGGTCGAACCGCGCGTCATAAAGCCATCATCAATCAATAAAACTGTCTCTCCACGGAAAGCATCCCAATATTTAGAAACGCCTGACATTGATGATATAGCATTGTTTTCAAAAACACGTCCGCATGCTTCCTCAGTCATAATAGCTCGTGCTAAAGGATTCATAACTGTAGATTTTCCTTCGCCAGGATTTCCAACAAGTTGAATACAAAATGGAACCATTCGCATGTTGCCAGCTTTTCCAACAAATTGTGAGATGTTTTCTTTAATGATTTTATCTAAAGTGGCAATCTTTTGTAAAATAAATGTTCGTAATGTAATATCCTTATTAGCACTGCGCTGGCCAGTAAATTGAAGAAGTCGATATCTCGCTGCTGATAACCGGGGAAGATATTCTGGTGACATCATGTGATTAACAAATTTAATGGGATCAATAAGTTCTTCAACTTCTTTCATAAACATATCATTAATTTGAAGCTCAATACAATCTTTATCTGTAGAAACCATTGATTTTCCACGATAGTCGGAGACTACGGCAGATATCGATTCCATGACCCATGTTGTAAGGCCTAGTGCATTATTTATCAAATTCTTGATGCCATTCGTAGCACGTCCTAAATCTCCATATGATTTAACAGATTTCAGGATATCAGGGGAAGCTATAATTTGTCTTCCTATAAGAGCTGTAGCTAAAAGAGACACAACTGAAGCTACTATAGGAATACTATCTGAAAGATTTTGAATATCAATAGCTTCAGCATTGAACCCAACACCCCCTTGAACTTGTTGATCGGGAGTGGAAGGCGCAAAAGAGTCAATAAATTCTTGAGCAGCTTTTAGAATACTTTGTGATGTCATGAAAACGAATTCTGAAAATGTGGTTACAAATAATTGGATGATATCAATAAGTAATACTAAGAAAGTGGGTTTTTGTATTCCCCACTTGGCTAACGTTAATGTGCCATTTGTTAATGCCATATATTTGAATTTCTTCGATTGAATTGTCTCAAACATAGTGGTGAGTGCATTAGCAGAAATATCCATTGCGGAGTCGATTTTTCCAGCAACTCTTTCCGCTGTAGTATAAAATTTATTTACACCTGAGACAAGATTAACACCTCGTCTTATGGCCCCAGAAATGCCAAAGTCCCATGCCTGAGGATTAAATTGTTTATGATCAGACAGGGTCTTTCTGGAGGGACCATGATAACGTTTTCGCGATTTCTTTCGCTTCTCTAAATATTTAGCGCGAGCTTCCATAGCAGCATGTATTTTATCAAAATCTTTTTTAAAAGTGGGGGTGATTTGGGTCCCTTCGATTTCGAGTTGTTTAAAAATATCTTCTAAGGAATCGGCTTGGTTAAGTTTGGAGGGGCGCTCACTTACGGTAGTCTTATTTGTGGACATTGTAGGTTTGGGCAAGAGTTCTTTCTTTTAAAATGTAAGAGCTCATAACATCATATCGTTTCGAAAAATCGTCTGTGTCGTCCTATTTCTAGCCATAGGAATAGCATCTTTTACTGATAGTGTAATCGCAGAATAAAATGTTTAGAAATTATAGTTACGTGTAAATTGTCAAACTAAGTTTCATCTTCGGGAAAATTTCCTGATCATCCTTTAATAGGATCATGATTAGGCAGAAGTGTCTTTGGGTGGTTTTAAGCGTAATATGCGACCACTGACCAAAATCTGTATCATAATCTGTTAAGCGAGTCCTAATTTCTTCCGTAGCATAGCCATACTAAATTCAAAAGTGAGCAAATTACCATGAATCGTACGCCTACAAGTTTAATACTAGAGTTTTCCAATCTCTAGATCAACAACATCTATAACTAAAATTAATACATTTCTTTGACTTATTGTGTGAAAGGATGGCTTGAGTTACGTGAGAGTTTGAATTAATACTGTAGGGGGACTAACTAAAAAGCGAAGTTTGAAATCATCGCCTGCTGAAGCTAAAATATCATATCTTAAAGTACTAGTTGTAAAATCAGTTGGGGAATCAGTAGTAAAAAGTATTAACATGGTTCCAGAGCCATAAATAAGGTCATTAAAATTACCTGTGGTTTGTACTGTATTAGTTAAAAATTGGTTATAATAAGAATAAAATGGTATTTCTACCTCTGTACTAGAATCTTGCGCTGAATTTTGTAGGTGATAAGGGTAAGAACCACCTGCCTGCCCTTGCAAGAAGCTGAAACCGCCAGTTCCAACTAAAGGAGCAGAATTAATTTTTCCGAAAGCATTTAAGGTTCGAGTTCTCAAATTTTGAGATCTCTTCACCATGGGAATAATTTTATAACGAAGGGATCCACTCCAAAAAGTAAATAAATTTGAAATAAAGGTTAAGGGTACCTGTGCGGGATTAGTAGAAATAGCTGGTAATGTTGTTTCTATTGTAGATAATGTATAAAATTCTGTAGAATCAGCGGGGTTAGCTGTGAATGCTGTGCCTGAATCACTTTGAACCACTGCATAGCGTCGTGCAAAATCACGAACATCAGCAATTTCTTCATTATAGTGACATGTAGTCTGTACAACGCCGGAGCCTTTAATGATAGATGGAGGACTAGTGCGATCTTCAGAACGAAGAGGTAGAGCTTCATCTCCAGCACTTTGAGGTTCAAAACCTCGGGTGAGGGGTGGAATTAACGAATAATCTGGATAAAAGATGTCATCACGAATACGAGGAACTTCAAAAACAAAATCATCGCCTGCAGATATATAACAATTTATAGCGATATCAGTAGGTACATTATTAGTTACGGCTAGGGGAGTATATACAAAAAGATATAATTGTCCAAGAGAAAGCTCATCATCACTACCAATAGCGGTAAGCGATGTGGGATTAACAGTTGCTTTTCGAGGAGTTGATGAAACAAAGGGAATATTAATTTCAAAAGTTTTATTTTCATGCAAATCAAAAAGGTATGAAGGATTATTAGAATAATGTTGTATATCTGCCACAGCTCCAGTTGTACTACTGTTCGGCTCAAAAACCGCCAGTATACGCCCAGTATGAAATTGAGTGGCAGTAAAATCAAAACGAAAATTAATAGAACCATGACATTGTTCATATGCTAAAGATATATAAGATAAAAATGTCGGATTTAAGCGAGTATATCCAGTATGAGTAGGATCTGGAAATGAATTACAAATTCCTGGATGAACAGGTATGGTTAGAAGGGGAAAACCTTCTGCTTGTAGCGTAGACCAGTCCAATTGTTGGAATAACATCTTTGTTTTAATAATTTCCTTGATGTTCATCTCTCCTTCATTAGCAGCGGAAAAATCCATTCGAGTGTAACCACCCGAAGGTGTTGCAGCTAGTCGTATAGATCCATCTACTCCTTGCATATGTGCAAGTGGGGCTGTTGTTGAAAGCATGTTAACAGTTTTATTGTCGAGAGTGGTGGGTTTGTCCATTCCTAACATTTTAAAACCACCTTCATAGCGATCTTTTGTAGCCTCCCACAAAGTGCTCATATCATCTCCAAGTCCATTCCAGTTTCCCGTAAAGAGATTCCAAAATGCTGAAGGGATTGTTTTTAGGGTAGTCCAGGATGATTCCATAACTTGTTTAATGCCAGAGGATGGTTTAGGTTTAATAGTAGGAATCATTGCTGATGGTAAACCTTCTGGTTCAAAACCATGGGGATCTTTTGC